TGGTTATGAAGAAACTAGTTACTACGCAGTTGTCAAAGCTCTTCGAGAACCTATTATAGAAGTAGCAAATACAATACTAGCTCACTCAGCTCCAAAGGCGGCACAAAGTCTAGTAGATGTACTAGAATCTGACAAACCTATTCCTCAAGCGAGTGTTAAACTACAAGCGGCTCAGACTGTTTTAGATAGAGTAGGTGTTTCAAAGAGGGAACATCTCAATGTTAATCATAATGTTACAGGCGGAATCTTTCTATTGCCCGATAAAAAGGAAGTAATAATAGAAGGAGAAGTGGATGATTAAGATATGGTTTATGTTGGTATTAATATCAATGCCCAACGCACCATCTGTTAGATATAATGGATTTATTTATAATACAGAAGCAGACTGTCAAACTGCAAAATATGATTTAATGGAAGCATATGAAGACAAACCTATAGAATATAAATTAATGACATCTATAGACGCATACTGTGTAGAGTTTGAAAGTTTTCCAATAGAAGGTTTAAGGAATGACATTAAAGCGTAGAACAACATCTACCATTCCTTTTGGTTACAGAGAATCAGATGTAGCAGGTTTCCTAGAACCCATCGATATAGAATTGAAAGCTCTTGAGGAAACATCGGACTACATATTAAATGGTTCTCTGTCTTTACGAGGAGCTTCAGAACAACTGGAGCATACTACAGGAAGACGCATATCTGCACAGGGATTAAAGAAAATTGTGGATAAAAAACGACAAAAGGGCTTATTGGATAAACAGGGATAGTAATGGCAGGAAGACCGAAAGGTACAACAGGAATACCAAGAAGAACTTCTGTTGCAACTAAAGCAAAGATACAAGCAAGAAAAGAACTAGCAACAAAAGAAAAAGAAATTCGTAAGCTAGAAACAAAACTTGCAAAGGCAAAGGGAAACTACAAAGGTAAGAAAGAAGTATTACAAAAAGTAGAACTAGCTATTGACCCAGTTAAAGTAGATAAGACAACAAAGAATACAGTTATGACAGAAGAGGAGTTTGGAAAAGCTCCTAAACAAGTCAGAGATTATATAAAAGAAAATAAAGAGTCTATTGTTTTTAAACCAAACGATGGACCACAAACAGATTTCTTAGCGGCTTCTGAACAAGATGTTCTCTATGGAGGTGCGGCAGGAGGTGGTAAATCATATGCCATGCTTGTTGACCCACTTAGGTTTATGCATAGACCTACACATAGAGCATTACTCCTTAGAAGAAGTATGCCGGAGTTACGAGAACTTATAGATAAGTCAAGAGAACTTTATGTAAAGGCATTTCCTGGAGCTAAGTTTAGAGAAGTCGAAAAGACATGGAGGTTTCCATCCGGAGCTATGTTGGAGTTTGGATACCTAGATAGAGATGCCGATGTGTACCGCTATCAAGGTCAATCTTATAGTTGGATAGGTATTGATGAATTAACTCAGTACCCTACCGAATTTCCTCTCCAATACTTGCAATCACGATTAAGAACAACAGATTCAGAAATAAGAACTTATATCAGGTGTACTGCAAACCCCGGTGGTGTCGGTGGACATTGGGTTAAAAAAAGATATTTAGACCCTGCTCCACCAAACGAATCGTTTGAAGGAAGTGACGGATTGACTAGGAAGTTCATTCCGGCACGACTTGACGATAATCCTTATCTAGCAGAAGATGGTAGATATGAAAAAATGTTGGAGTCCTTACCACCAACGCAAAGAAAACAATTACTATCTGGTGATTGGAATGTTTCTGAAGGTGCGGCTTTTACAGAGTTCGACCCAGAGATTCATGTTATACCACCTTTTAATATTCCTCATCATTGGATGAGAGTTAAAGGTGTTGACTATGGTTATGCGGCAGAGTCTGCTTGTGTTTGGGCAACAATAGACCCAGATGATGATACACTTATTGTGTATAGAGAACTTTATAAAAAAGGTTTGACAGGTGAAGACTTATCTAACATGATGATAGAATATGAAAAAGAAGATAGAAGTAGTATTAGAGGTGTACTTGATAGTGCTTCATGGAATAGAACAGGAGCTGGTGGACCTACTGTTGGTGAAACATTAGTACGAGCAGGACACAAGCTTAGACCAGCAGATAAAAATAGAATACAAGGTAAGATACAAGTACACGAAAGATTAAAACAAAATAAGACAACAGGTAGACCACGAATACAATTCTTTAATACTTGTATTAATACAATACGAGAATTACAAAGCATACCTATTGACCCAAACAAACCAGAAGATGTAGATACAAAAGCATCTGACCATGCTTATGATGCTCTTCGTTATCTTATTATGTCAAGACCACAAAGACCTTCGGCATATAATGAAATGAGAGAAATAAAAAAGTTTGCACCATCTGACCCAACCTTTGGATATTAATGCCAATATATAGTTTTAGAAATAAAAAAACAAATGAAATATATGATTTAACTTTATCATATGAAGAAATGTTAAAGTATAAAAGGAAAAAGAATATAGAGTATATTTTATCTGCTCCAAAAGTATTTAGACTTGCAAGTGATTCAAGTGAAAATAATTTTAGAGATTGGTGCAAACAAGCCCCAGATGATATAGATGTAAGCAAGTCAAATAATTTTAGACAGTCTAAAAATGAATACTTGTTTAGTGATAAGAAAGATAAATAACATGGGAAGTATAATGAAAAAGAAAAAAGAAAAAAAGAAAGTAGAATCCTTACTAACAAAGGGTGGCTCTGGAGTACCACAGAAAAAACTTAATGAATTAGGTTATCCAGTAGACGACCCATATGGATTAATAGCGGCTTTCTGGAGATGCTTTGGACCAAAAAAAATATGAAAGTATCTGAGCATACAAATGTACAGATGCCACTTAAAACAGTTGTTAGTTTAATAACATTAGTTGCTGTTGGAACTTGGGCGTACTTTGGATTGATTCAAAGGATTACGGAGTTAGAAACATCTAAACAATTAATGGAAGCAGACTTATTAAAAACTTCAACACAAAAACCTATCGACCAAGAGCAGTATATGCTTATTGAATTTTCAGTACAACAACTTGAAACAATGCAAAAGGAAATGGAATCTATGATGAGTAACACAGTTAATATAAATTTTTTAAAAACTCAAGTATCAAAATTACAAGAAGATGTAGAAAAATTAAAAGATAAGGTTAGAGCAAATGGCAATTACTGAAACAGTTTTTGCATTAATCATGTATGTTAATTCAAGTTTGGATGGGCATATGATGACAGATGGTTTATCAAAATGTCTTAAAGTAAAACGAGAAGCTGAAAGAAACTTATCAGATAATAGAGTTAATACTATTCGGTATGAGTGTAAGCAAGTTAAAGCTGAACTAAAACCAGATGATGAAGGCGGAATGAAGATTTATAAAATAATAGATGAAGAATAAATTAGATAAAAGAATAGTTAAAGTAGGATATTCAGATATAACTGTCCATTTAACTACTCCTAATTTTAAAAAAGATAATATGTCTGACTGTTATGGGCAGTATCTTCAAAGAGAAAATAAGATTGAGATACAACCAGAGTTAGAAAAGATTGATGAAGCTAATGTTTTACTCCATGAAATATTCCATGCAATAGCATATATCTCTGGAGAAACAACAGATGGTGGAAGATTAAATGAAAGTACAAGTGAGGAAGCAGTAGTGAATAATTTTGCTAATCACCTCATCCAAGTGTTTAGAGATAATAATTGGTTATTATCATATTTTATCAATAATTTACTTGACAAAACAAACAAATAGGTGTATAATATAAATTAAGGGGAAAAAATGGCAGAACAAGAAAAACCTAATGAAGAACAAGATATAAAGCAAGTCGCAACCCGACTAGCTAGTTTTGTCTATGATAAGTTTGAGGGATGTGAAAGGTCTCGTAGAAACGATGAAGAAAGATGGCTACAAGCTTTTCATAATTATAGAGGTAAGTATTACAAGAATGTCTCATTTAGAGAACACGAAAGGTCAAAAGTATTTGTTAAAGTTACAAAGACAAAAGTTTTAGCGGCATATGGGCAGATAGTAGAT